AGGGTTGATACTTCCACCGCCACCGCCATCAATGTTAAGGCCAGTAGCACCCCCACCGTTACCCCCATCAGACCCGCTGCGGCCAGCACTGCCACCGCCTCCTCGTTGCAAACCAACGCCAGCCGTGGAACCGCCACTGCCACCGTTACGCACATCAGTTCCAGTGCAACTAGCGGCATTACCACCCAGACCGCCAGTAGATGAGTTTGCTCTAACGCCGCCTTTAGCGAGAGCGCCAGCAGTGACCGATCCGGGAGCGGGCGCGGAGTTTACGGTTGCATTGAACCATGTATCTCCTCCACTTGTTCCGGGTGCTCCGGCAGTTCCGCCTGCGCCAATAGAGCAGTATGCGGTGGCCCCAGCAACTAACCCGGTAACGGCTGTGCTTCGCGCAAATGCGCCGCCGCCAGAACCACCCGAGGAATTGCCGCGAAAGCTACCGCCACCGCCACCAACTACGTCAACGTAAACAAGACTGACAAAATCCAAAGGAACGACAAATGTTGTTCCAGAGGTAATAAAGATGGTTTTAACTGCCATTTTCAACCCCCACGGGCACTACGTCAGCGCCGCTCCACATAAAGCCTTCAGGCATCTCTACCAATCGGCAACCGTCGGGCGGTAGATCGGAAATGTCAGCAACGATCAGGTTGACCTGCTCGTTTGTGGTGTTGTCAATTACAGCGCAAATCATGATTAAGCCTGAACAGCAAGTGCGATTACGTCCCAACGAGCAGGAGAGTTTGAGTTGTAAACACAACCAACGTATATTGTTTTACTTACAATTGTGGTGGCTGGCAAAGTAAAGCCGATTGGCGTGTACGTGGCATTCCAAGTTATATTCTGGTTGGTCCCGCTGCCAAGAATCCTGAGAATCAGCTTGTTGCCGTCTTGGGGTGAACCTGTAGGTGCAGCAACATTCAATGTCCCAGTTTGGGCAGTCAAGTTGTACTGATCAAATGTCGAGATGTCTGGTGTCAACGTGGCAGTTGTTGTATTGGTACTTACCCGTGGGTTAATGCGCTTGTTTGTCAGCGTTTCAGCACCGGTATATGTGGCAATTGACGCACCCGCCAGTGCTGTCGCGCCTGTTCCGCCGTTGGCCACAGGCAGCGCTGAGCCGGACAACGTGATGGCCAAAGTTCCAGAGCCGGTAATTGGACTGCCTGCAATACTCAAAAATGCTGGCACGGACGCAGCAACACTGGTTACCGTGCCTGCACCAATGGCAGTCCGGTACGTGGCAGCATCTAGTGCGCTGACGGAGTTGTCAGCGTTAAAACGTGGGAAGGTAATTGCGCTCGGGTTGGTCAGTGTAAACAGGTTGCCGCCAACTGTTGTTGCACCAATCCCAGTTCGTGCTGTTGCGGCAGTTGTTCCGTTTGTGCCACCGTTGGCCAGACCCAGCGTTCCTGTAACTTGCGTTGCCAGATTTATTGGCACACTTGAAATTACCTGAAAATCAGAACCGTTCCATGCAACAAGTACCCCTGCGCCATTGGGAACTGTAACGCCCGTAGTGGGTCCAGCGCCAACAAACTGCACGGCAAAACCGCCAGTTGTTTGATTGAGCAGAACGTACACCTTGCTACGCGCAGGCGCAGTCACCGTGCGAATTGCGGTACGAGCGCCACTGAACAAAAGGGTTGCTGCGCGGGCTTGGTCTGCAATACCAGTAGACGATGTCAGAAGTACGTTGGCATCAGTGGAGATCGTGGTGGTTCCAGCAACTGCAGTGTCCACCAAGCTGGTAAGGGCCGTATTGACGAGGTTGCCCCATTGGTTGGTTTCTTCGCCTTGGACTGGCAATACCAACCCAAGCAGTGGGGTATATGAAGCTGGCATGGGTAATCCTTATGTGTTGACCGGAGTCCACCCCGGTGTTTGCGCGTCGTTTACATCTGCCCATCCGGGCGTCTGTGTGTTGCCTGCATTTTGCCAGTTTACGGCTTGGCTGTCATCAATCGAAACCCCGTAGTCGCTGCGCGGAGTCAACTTCCGCTAAGGCTTGGACTTTTAATTAACGCCATGACTATCTCCTTATGGAACAAATTTAACGCGGTTGCCGTCTGTGGTGTCATACCACAAGCCAAATTGACCGGCTGTTACCGCAGAGGTGGGAAGCTGATACAGCTTTAACCCAGCACCGTCAAATAATGCGTATTGGGTGAGAGTTCTTGGGTTAGCGCCAGCAGATGCAACCATAATTTTGACCTGTCCCGACTGATCAAGAAGAACAGCAGAGCCGTTTGCGGCAGTGTTGTCAAGATTTCCTTGTGTTGCCGACAGTAATCTTAAGTTGTTTGAGGCGACAAGCCCTGCCCCACTAAAAGGCAAACCATATCGCATTTTTGAAATAAAGCCAGAATTTTGCAGCGCAAACTCGGGCAAACTACCATATCGCAAAAACTCGTCTTCAGCACCAACAATGTTTGAGTCAGCAAAGATGCACCCTGCGCCCGGTGAACTGCCAACACGGTAATTGGCCGTTGTTACGCCATAGGTTTGGTTCCCGATAGACACAATGTCTCGACAATTGGCATCTTGCAAAACAAAAACTTGACCGCCGCCGGAGATTTCATAATCGCCACCAATACAGGTCAAACCTGCTACGTTGGTCAGATCAAAAAAGTTTGCGTTGCCTTGGATGATGGGTTGCAAAAATGTCAACGCAACTGAATTAGATGCAATCACAGATGTCAAGCTGCAACCAGTAAAAGTCAGCGTTGTAGACTTTTGCGGAAGCACAGCGCGTATTCTGACTTTACCGCCAATGATGTTGTCGTAGGTGCTGACAAACGCGCCGCCGTAGGAGCCTGTCGGGAGTGGATCGTTAAAAGTCCAATACCCTTCAACAATCATTGTCGATGCGCTGGCTGCTTCTCTTGCAATGTCAACACGCAGATTTTTTGCGGAGAGATACCAACCACCGTAGTGATGCAAACCCACCACGTTTACCACGTTGTTCAGGTCAAGTTCAAGATTCCAATAATGGCAGTTGAGTGTTTGGTTGTTGTAAATAAGAGCAGTGCAACCTGTGCCTGCTTTAAGCACGGACTTTCCAGCGCCTTCAATTCCTGATTGGTTGGCTTGCAGGTTGAACAAGTACCCAGTCAAATTTGCAGTAATTGTGGTATTGCCAATTTTCCAAAGAACGGGGACAGCACACTCGATTGATGAGGTGATCAAATAACCTGCGGCATCGGGCACATAAATTGTGCCGCCAGTTGCAGGAACTGCCGCAACCGCAGCCAAAAAAGCAGCGGTGTCATTTGTTGTTCCATCACCGACAGCACCGAAATCTTTGACGCTAACGGTCTCACGCAATTTGGTTTGGATGGTGCGAGTGGTTGCGCCAGTGCCGGACTGCAGGAATCCGAGTTGGTCGATGGATGCCTTTTTGGTTTCACCGTCCTGCACAACAGGCAGCACTGCACTCGGGGCAACGGGTGAGGTTGCCACAGGCAACTGGGAAATTTTGATGCTCATGGTGTGTCCTTATGAATTGATCGGGGTCCACGTTGGCAGTTGTGCGTTGTTAATTAGTGTCCAGATCGGTGTCGCGGGGTCGTCAACTCCCAAATCAACCCCCGACTCCGTGCTAAGCGGCACCGATAATTCAGTGGTCAAAAGGCCTACCACCGTGTTTACATTTTGCCAGTTTGCGGTTTGGCTGTCATCTGTTGCCGACCATGAGGCGGTTTGCGTGTTGTTAACGGGGCCCCAGTTTGCGGTTTGGCTGTCATCAATTGGGTTCCAGAGGTCAAATCCATCTACTAACGCATACGCTGATGCGGCAGCTACAAATTCGCCGTTGAACAAACCCCCGCCAACAACCTCATCCAAAACTTGTGCGTAGGCGAGCAACGCAACATTAAAAATTGAGGGTGCGACCGCAAAAGCATCTGAAGTGGATACGGCGTTAACCACAAAGCCATCAAACGTAGGCGATAAAAAGCCCGGTGTACTTGCCACAGAAGCCGCGTCTTCCGCATCGTTTGAAATGATGTTTGCCCCGCTGGTCTCATCTACAGCAAAGGCCTCGTCCGAAATGTCAATTGAAATACTACCCGACGCAACAGCCTCATCCACCGCGTAGACTTCTTCGGCAAATGGAGAGTCATACCCTTGCGCCGCATCGGGTTCGTCAAATGCGTATGCAAACCCCTCAAAACTCAATGGAATAAAGCCGCCTGACGCATCTGTGCTGGCAGTAATTGTCGATGAATTGGTAACCGCCCTTCGAAACGTAGCGTTCGGGGCGGCAACATCTTCAGCCACTGAACTTGTGGCAACAAAATACTCGTTCCAAACATTAGCCCCGCCTTCGGCAGTGACCCCACCAATTGTTGTGGAGACGTCAAAAAGCCCCTCATACCCAACTGTCAGGTACGACAAAATCAGCCAATTTGGGGACGACCCCGTGTAACTGATGTTGCCCACGTTGTTGCCAGCATCCACGCTGTTTGCCCCCACCACCCAATCGGTTGACTTGGCCAGCTTGGCGTTGGTTGAGAATGCGCCAGACACCGTCACAGGGTTTCCAGATGTTCCGTTGAGGCCAAAGTTGCCAAACCGGAAGCCGCCATTGAACAACACTGTTGCCGGAACCACACTGTTTGTGAGGCTTGCAATGTACCGGCAACCGTTGGCAAAAAGATGCGATCCCGTAGACGCGATAACGACGTTGTTTAAACTGTTGTCGTAGGCGTCCACCCGAGCGGTTGACAGTAAGTTGACTGTTGAAGTTCCGGCAGTAAAACTTGATTGCGCGAGATAGATGGTTAACTGCGTGGTGACATTTATTGTGGACGATCCAAAACTAGTTGTGGAGTAGTTGACATTTGATTCACCGTAGTTGTTTATGGTTACGTTATCCGCATTAACTGTAGATGACCCAAAATTTAAAGTCCCACCAGTATTGCTTAAAGTAGAAAAATTATTTATTCCCGATAAGTTTACGGCGGCGTAAAAATAAACCAATAAATAGTATTTTGCGTTTGCTGCCGCTAGAGTTAATGTGCTGTAGTACGCATTAACGTAAAAAGACGGCAAGGTAAGCGTTTGCGGAATTGTTAAAGCCGAATAAACGCAAACAAATCCAGTAATGCTTGTGCCAGTAAAACCCGTGGTGTCAAGCGTATGTATTTGCAAGTCTGTGTTATTTATATCTGGATTACCAGTAAAAATAAATGCGACATCCCCTGCGCCTGTTGTAATGTTTAGCTTCGGGCCTGTGTTGGTTTGGTATGCTTGATACGTTGACACGTACCCATTAATGTTCCGTACCCCGCCCGTGCCAGACCCTGTCACGTTGATTGTGTATGGATTTTGGGTGTTTTGAATAGAAACAATATCGCCGTTGTCAGCGCTGACCGTAACCGTTGCGGTCGAAGGCAGTGTGGATTGGCCATTAACCGCCCATGTTCCTGTGGAAATAGTAACTGTTCCAGACCCAGCAACCCCAAGAACATCAAACGTGCCGAATGTTGCTGTAAGTGTCCCCACAAAAGTTGCATTAATATTTGGCCCATATGTTGTTATATTGATTGTTCCGGTGTTGTTAAATGTTACCCTTCCCGGACCTTGGGACAAAACTGTTCCATACACCAAGTCTCCGCTTTGCACGTATGTATTTGTAAACACCAATACTCGTGTGGCTGAAGGGTGGTTTAACGACAACAAAGAACCGGTTGGCCCGGATAAGTAAAAGTATGAAGAAGGCGCACCGGAAAGAATTATATTTGGCAGTTTAAAGTCACCATAAACATATAGATACGTTGTCGCATTGCTAAAGGCTACTCCACCTGTGAGGCCAGATAAATCAAACGCGCCCAAATTACTGTATATAGATGTAACAGGAATGGTAATAACTACAGTGTCAGAACCGTTTGGCACCCGGATACCCGGAAGCAGTTGGGACGAGCCGCCCCAAGATGCGTTGGTAAAGCTGAACGTCCTAGCCCCAGACGACGGCGAGCCCGACAGCACAAAAACTGGTGTGCCGGTAAAGGAAATCTGCGCTGTTGACGATGTGCAGCTTACAACCGTGGTCGAGCTCGCGGTTGTTGTGATGGTGCCGCTGGTGCCGAAAGCAATTGTTTTGGCCGTGGCGCCGCTTGCTGAAAATGTGGTGCAAGTCCAGTTGTAGTTGTTAAGCGTTAGCGTCCCACCGGCGGTCATGGACAACGTGCTTGTCCCGTTGAAATTTCCTGCAAGTGATGGTAAATGGCCTGTTCCGGCTATTGAAACCGCAGAGGCAATGGACACACCGTTTGTGGTGATCGTGCAAGCGCCGGGAAATGTCATTGTTCCGGTGTTGGACCATACTGTTCCGGCCACCAAAGTAAACGCCGAAGATGTAGCGGTGCTGTTTGTACCCGTGAATGTGTAGTTCCCGCTGCTTGGTGCGGATACAGTAAGGCTTGTAACCGTAACTGCACTTGACCCTGTGATTGTTGGACTTGAGGCTGAACGACTCCCAAACACAACATCATCCCCAGAACCGGGCACTGTCGTGGTCTGTCCGGCAAGGATCGTGTACAAATCGACTGGCCCGGTAATGGTGCCGCCCGCACCCGTCGTCCTGTACGTGCCGCGAAGGCCTAGTGTGCCACCGGGCTCAGTGCTTGTTAGTTGAAGATCAATCGTGCCAGAAGCTGTTCCGGCGTTGTTGTATAGAACGGGTCCAGTGCCCACCGCACCGGGCGTAATTGAGCCCGCATAGACGGTCGTTACCGTCAGGGTTGTGCCTGACCTAGACCCGGAAAAAACAATTCCCGGTGGCGCTAAAGACCACCGACTAGCAGTCGTGTTCCATGTAGCCGATATGCCACACCAATACTTTGTGGCCATGCGTTACCACTCAAACTTTTTGAAGCTCGTCTTCTCGAAACAGGCGTTGGTGAGTTTCGCCTTGGTCGTTTGACCACGACAGCAAATACATGATGTTGCCGTCACCGTCAATTTCAAAACCGATAATTTCGCCCTGTGGCGGGTTAACAATAACGCGAGCGGTGTCGCCTTTTTTAAACAGTGCAGCCATGTTGTTATCCTATTAGGTTGGGGTCAAAGTGAATGTGTAGGTGACCTGCAAAGTGTCCCCAGAACCCACCGAGCGGTTGCCGCCTGTGAAATTGGCTTCCGAAAACAATGTGCCGGTTGTGCCACTTTTGGTGCTGTCGCTTACAAGAAACGCGCCAGCGACTGTTGCGGTACCGCTCATGTTAAAGACGGCTACTGACCCCGAGTTGCTGATAACTGAGGGGCTGGCAGTGGTCGCCGTTCCAAACGAGCAGGCTGGACGCGTAGCGTTAGAGTAATTGGTAACTTCTGTCCATCCAGCATGGCTGGACATGGTGTCGGCTGAGTTGTACGAGGGCGCTGTTGCGCCGTTTATTAAGCCGATGTACCACGTAGCAGTGTAAGACGAGCCAGCAAAAAATCGTTGGTTCATAAACTGTGCGCCCACGCTGACAACGATATTGTCCGCAGTATCAGACCACTTCAAGTTGCCTTCGGAATCAAAGCACTCAAAGAGATATTGACCTTGCGCACCAACTTGCGTGGTCGCACCATTTGAAAAAGCAACCGAACTGGCTACGATTTCGGCTGATTTGGCTTTGTTGTCTGGCATGGTGGCCTCTCAGTTTGAAGAACGAATTAACGCCGTGGTGGCGGTGTTTGCTGGCATGGTGATCAGGAAGCTGGCAGATGTTTTGTCTGACCCAAAATCCAGCACTGCAACGGCCTTGTTGGACTTGCTGGCATTGTAGATCAAAGCGCACCGAGCCGTGACCGTAGCGCTAAAAGCCGCGTTATTGAAGTTGACGTAGGCTGTGTACCCGTCGGAGTTAATCGTCACTCCTGTCAGCGTAGCGCCCCCTGCGGTGTAGCCTGCCCCTGTGACCTCGTTGGTTGTGCTGTACACCGTGGTGGCTTCGTTCAAGTTTGCATTGGCTGTGTACAGCGCAATCTTCAACGTGTCGGTCAACAAGTTGTGGACGGCCTGATACAGCTCCGCTTTGAAGCTGGTGGTTTGAGTTTGAACGATGCTCATGACACAGGTATCCTGACTTGACCGTCACGATAGGCGTCCATCCGCTGTTTGCCGTCGCCCAAGTTCTTGAGCAGGCCAATGGACTGGAGGTAAGTGTCTTGGTACAACTTGACCAAATCGGCCTCGCCCTTCATGAAGCGGATGGCTTCGACCATCGTGCCATTGAGCAAAGCAGAGTCGAAGTTATCGCCCAGCCAAGTGGTGCCCGCCGTCACAATAGACTCGGGGTAGTAGTAGAAATGCAGCTCAACAACAAAGTTTGAATTTGGCGTTGGGCCAAGGATGAACGACAACTCTGTTGCAGCGTTTGAAGTAGGCCCAAAAATGGCGTAATGCTTAGGCAGGCCCGTAACCGATGGGTTTGGGTATGCCTCACGGATGAAGTTAACATCCTTGTTCAGCAGGTACTGGTAGTTGCCTGTTGCGTCCACCACGGCCAATGAGTAAGCGGACAGAAAGTCAGCAGGACACGACAAGTATTGGTTGCCCGTGGCCAACGTACCCGTCATGTTCTTGCGCAGGTTAGCAATTTGAACAGTGTTGTAAATGCGCTGCTCTGCCTGCTTAATGAACGTGTTCATGTCTACCGTGGGAAACGTGTTCTCACAGTAATCACTCACCGCAGTAACGAGCTCGTTGTACGTCATGGTTTAAGCCATTGGACCGCGAGCCATCACGCCTTTGGTGGCTGCGCCAGTGCCGCGCATCTTGATGCCGCTGGTTTTAATCTTTTCTTCACCTGCGGATTTGCTGATGTTGCCAACAGACATGTCAACCGTCTCCGCTTTGCTGCGGTTAGGTGCTTTGCCGGGGTTGGCCTCTACCGTAACCGAGCCACCCTTCATGGTGTGCGGTTTGGCATAAACGCTGGCGGAGCCAACTTCTTTGCCCATCATTTTTTGACTGAATTTGGCCATGATCAGCCTCGCTTTTGGTTGTTTACACGGGCCATGTTACGGCCAACCTTCATCATGGCTTCGCTGGTCACGCCAGCGCTCTTCTTGCCCATGGTTTTAGGTGCGAGTTTGGGGCCATCATTGGCCATGACCTTGGCGTTTGTTTTGCCTTTTTTGGCTACGCCGTCTGCAGATTTTGTGAATGCCATGATGGGCTCCTTCAAGATATAGTAACTGTACCAACAAATGTCGTTGCCACCAAGTAATTTGGCGTCAGTCGATCATCAAAACTACTGGCCCCACCAACTGGTGCCCAGCCCCACTGAATGTCGCGAGAGCCCCCGGATGGGTTGCCATTTGCGTTTGTACCTGCGGTGACGTAGGTTGTGTCCCGCCGAGGATTGCGCAGTGCCTGCGGGTCGTCCACCGGATACATGCCCAACTGCAACTGCGGGTGGTCGGGTGACCAGCACTCCTTGCACACCCTGTCGTTTACAGGTTTTGTTTTGACGATCTGTGTCTTGAGTTCCTTGAGTTTAAACTCAAACCCGCATATGTCGCACATTGCAATGGCCCGAGGGCCTGACGCAAACCGGTTCGACATTACGTACCCCCGCCGCCTATAAACATGTGGCGCGGAACAAACCGAACCGCAGCTTTCTCGCGGTCTTCAGTGGACGCCAAATCCCACGCTTCGTCATACTGGGCTTTAAGAACATCAAGGCGCTGAGCGCCGTTGGGAATCTTCAAGGCCAAGTAATAAGCCAAGCCTGCCACCATACAGTTCAAAAACCTGAATGGCACGTCCATGGTGTTTACGCCGTTACCTGCGTCGTCAATACGCTTGAGTCGCCAGTACACAAACGTGTAAGTCTGGGTGTTATCAGGCACTGGCCAGACGGTAATCTGTGGAGCAGCCTGCAGGCGCTCAATCCAAACTTGAATGGGCCGAGCTTGCTGGAGCTTGTTGGGGATGGTGGCGTAAGTAGAAACACTAATACGCGTGATGGTTAGATCAGCCTGAGTCGAAGCTGATCCTGCGCCCGTGCGAATGACGTGCTCCATCAGGTCAACCGTATCGGCTGGCAAGACATAAGTGGCCTGACCGGGCACCAACGTAATCGTGCCCTGCTCAAACGTCCACATGTTGATGCCGCGATTGGCCCAATCTGCAAACAGCAGGTTCAAAGATCGACGGGCGGTACGCAGGTCATAACCGGTACGCAACTCCGCACCACAGCGCTCAAATGCCTCCTCGACGATTTCCGTCAGGTCCATATTAAAGGCGGTGGTGCCGGAAAGTGCCATTATCTAAAACCTGCTGTTTTCTTTGCGATGGTCTTGGGCTGGGCAACAAACTGCTTGCCCGCCGCCTTGCCAGCACGCTTGGCTTTGGTTGTCGCAGCGTACTCGGCCGGTGACAACGATTTTATCGCCTTCTCGGGCAGATAGCGCTCACCTGTTTTGGACGACGGCTTCCCGCTCTTGGTGCGCCACTTCTGGTCGCCCCAGTCTTTGAGGGATTGCTGAGGCGCTTTCATGTCAGTCCCTGTACCCGCCGCCAGCAGCTTTGTACTTCTTGGCCACGAGCTGCGCTTTACGGGCTGACCATTCGCCTGCCCCGGTGCCTTGCGTTGCGGCCGACTTGACTTGGCTCACGATCCGCTTGCGCAACTCAGGTTTGGTGTAATTGCCAGCCGCATTGACTTTGCCGCCTTCAGCGTATTGCGTGAAGTCGGTGTCATCCCGGCGAGCAGTACGCTTGCCTTTGGGCATTTTGGAGGGGGAGATTGCCCCCATGCCTCGGCTGGCTCGCATTACATTTTTCCGCCGCCACACATGGCGATCATGGTGCCCTTGGTTTTGCCTTTGGTAGCGCAACCATCGGCACGCGCAGAAGCAGTGCCACCCTTGGCCAGCTTGGTCATTGGTTCGCCTTTGTGCAAACGACCTTCGTGCTTGTTCACGGCCTTTTGCATCATGGACTTGTCCATCTTCATGTCTTCGTGTTTCATATCGCCACCTTTTGAAAATTTGCGGCCCTTGTCCGCGTTGGAGAACTCTTTGCCCACAGACTGTGGGACACCTGTTTTCTTCGCAAACGCGGGGTTATTGGCCACCGCAGCCATGAAGTTATGCTGTTTTTTGGATGTTGACGGCATCACTTATCCTTTCGGCCTGTCCAGCCGCGCACCGTTTCGGTTTCCCAAATACGGATGCAAGTCCAAACAATCGTAAATACTGCTGCGATAGATGGAAGCATCTCTGCCAAAGTTCCAAGGACGGTGGCAATCGACAGTACATCAACTACCTGTTTTGTGGTTTCAGAAGCTGTCATGTCAGCACTTCCATCTTGCAAGAGAAGCCGCCTTGCGGGTAGGCTTGCCCTTTTCGTCTTTCATTGGGCCGGGCATACCGCTCATGCGGGCGCAGAACGAGTCCTTGCGCTTGCCGCCCTGCGGTTGCGGAGCTTTGAGGTTACTGCCCGTTGCCGCATTGTATTTGGCTCTGCCTTTGGCGGTCAACCCTGCACCTTTAGATGCGGGAAGTTTTTCGCCACGACCGACGGCAAGTGATGGAGTTTTCTTGGCCATATTGTTCCTTATGCGTCCACAGCGCCTGCAAACTCAGGCTTCTGCTTGATGATGGCGTACAGCGCAGCGCGGTCAGCGCCAGCCACGTACTCGTCGCCAGCAACCTGCACCTTACCGGCAGACAATGGCTGTTTACCGGCTTCACGGGCTTCCTTGGATGCGTAGCCGTAAAAGGTCACTTCAGTGCCACGGCCTTTGAAGTCTTCCTGAACAGCACCAATATTCCAGTAGCTGGCGGGAATGCCGTAGTCTGTGTCGATTGATTTGATGAGGGCCATTTTGTTTCTTCAAAAAATTAAGCGACTACCGCAAGTCGGCGGACTGTACCGCCAGCGTCTTTAATTTCGATGTAGCCGGTGATGGCGCTGATTGTGCCTGTGTACGTACCGAAACGCAATCGGCCTGCGCCTTTAGGTGCTAAGGTTAAATCAAGATCGGGATTTGTTGCGCCTTGAGCAGAAATAACTGGAGGGTTTCCTGCTCCTGCTCCCGTCACCTGTACATAGTTCACAGCATTAGCTGTGTGGGATACACGCATTTGTTCTATTTGGGATGTGCCGTTTGTACCTAGCGAAATTCTACTGTTGCTACTGGCGCCGTTTGCGCTTAAATATAAAATTGCTGAAGCGCTTCCTTGTGCTACAAGGCTTGTACCGCCAGCAGAACTAACAAATAAAGGAAAAGAATCTGATGGGCTGTCCCGCAACCTTAATGCTGGAATATTTGCCGTAATTCCCTGTGGTGTGTAAAAATCCAGCGACTGCGTCCCTGTTGACCCCAAACTGCGGATAATAGTTCCACCACCCACACTCGCATAAGCAGTAGCACCAGAGCCGCCACCAAGTGAGAGAGTCACTGTGGGTTGTTCAACGTAACCAGAGCCAGCGTTGGTAATGGTGAAAGTACCGGAAATGCCCCACGCAACCGCAAAGGTTGCGCCAGTACCTGTGCCACCAGTAACCGAAACCGGATTGGTCGTTGAGGCTGTGTATGGGGCAAAGTTGGTGTAAGAGACAGCAGTAATAACACCAGCAGATACGGTAGTCACCGTCATGGTTGCTGCAACAGAAACTGGAGTGCCCCCAACAATGGTCAAAACATCTCCAACCGTATAACCGGTTCCCCCAGATACAACACTTGGTGTACCTGTGTTGCCAATGAAAGCGGTAGCTGTTGCTTGAACACCTCCAGCCGTTGTTGGTGCGCTGATCGCAACAGTTGGAGGGCTTGTATAACCAGAACCGACACCAGCCCGTGAAATCGCAGTAACAGTCCCGCCGTTACTGATGTTGACACCATTGCTACCAGCGGCAAGGTCAATGGCTCCTGTGCCTTTGCTGTCCAGCACCAATGCAATGTTGGTATCAGCGCCAAGCGTTTTAAACTCAACAGCTTTGGTCGTTGCCCCGCCTGTCAGTTGACCGTAGTTGGCTTGATCTGCACCGCCAATCAGCGTAGCAAACGTACCCGGGGCAGGGGTTGTGCCACCAATGGTGGTGCCGTCAATCGTGCCGCCTGTGATGGCTACGGCGTTGGCGTTTTGGGATGCCATCGTGCCTAAACCCGGCAAGGCACCCGAAGAAAACCACCCTAACGCTGTGAGTACGTAGTTCTCTTGGCCCGCCAAAGGCTTGGGCACCTGCCCCTGAACCCCGTCCGTGCTGGCCGTAGGCGATAGGAAGTTGTCAAGATCAACTACTCCAGCATTGGGCGCAACGGACATTTACAGCCCCTTGATGAACGCTTCTTGCTTGGCAATGATGCTGGCTTTCAATGCCTGCGCTTCAGCTAGTTCTTTGGCTACTTCAGCTTGCATTGCGGCCAGTTTCTTTGCTTGAGCATCTGCGCTTGCCTGAGCAGAATCCGCTTTTTCTTGCGCTTTCTGAGCCGTTAAAAAGACCGCTTGCGCTTCTTTCAACGCTGCGTCTGCTTTGTCTTTGACAGCGGCTGCTGCTTGCTTAGTTGTAATTGCATCTGCTTTGGCGACAGAAATAATTGAAGCGACCTCTGTTTTGGCGGCTGTTAAATCGGCATCCGCTTGCGCAAGCGCCGCTTTAGTGTAGCTCTCAGCTTCACTGCGGAAGGCTTTTGCTTGCTCACGCAAAGCAACAATCTCACTGGCTGGGCCAATGGCTTCAACGTACTTTTTGTTTTCCGCTGTAGCCTCGTTTAAGGCATCAAGTTTTGCCTTGTACACAGCAGGGTTGGC